GCGCACGCTGGGGGCGGCCCGCGAGATCGCACAGCAGAAGAGGCGTTACTACCTGCCCCGGATGACGGTGCAGACCGCGCGTTGTGAGGTGGGCGATGACTACCGCATTTAATCGCTCGCACATGAGGAAGCTCCGCGAGGATGCAGGCTATACGCAACAGCAGGTGGCTGCCGAAGCACGGATGTCGCGCGGCACGGTGAAGGCAGTCGAGCAAGGCGTTCAATGCACGCCTTCCTCCTGCACACGCTACGCCGACGCGGTGTTGCGTCTGGCGCAGAATCCGCGCCCAAAGCCGAAGAACTGGCGTAAGGAGCGAACGGAGACACCGGGGCCGGGCAAGCGTCTTTTAGCTGAGTACGCAGCCATTGGATTTGTCTCGAAATATCGCCAGTGCCTGAAGTGCCGACAGTGGTTCTGGACCACGCCGCAACGTGTCGGCCTCTGTGAGGCATGCGTGCTGTCGAACCGCTATTCCTCCGGAGCCGGACTTTTTATCCATGACGCGGAGGCGGATTGATGAGCACCGCCACACTCACGCCGCAGCAGCTCCGCGCGATCCACACCTTGCGGCGCAATCTCTACGACGAGGAAACCTATCGCGACGTGCTGCGCGAGCGCTACGGGGCGCGCAGCACCAAGGACTTAAGCGTCAGCCAGGCCGCTGACCTACTGGACCTTATGGCAGGTCGACCGCAGCAGAATCCGTTGCCGGAGGCAGGCGCATCGGAACATCCGCGGCGCGCCACGCGCAAGCAAATCACCTTTTTGCGTGTGTTATGCGGGCAGACCGGATGGAACGCCGACGACTGGATGCGGCGAGTCACGATGCGGCCTGAACTGCTGCGGCTGGAACAGATGACTGCGGCAGAGTGCAGCAAATGCATCGTCGCGGCACAGCGGATGCTCAACGAGTTGAGAAAGCGAGAACAGGCATGAGCGGCGTCGTATTGTCACTGTTTCCAGGGCTCGATCTGCTGGGCGAAGGGTTCCGGAAGGCGGGCTTCACCGTGCTGCGCGGACCTGATTTGATCTGGGGTCAGGACCTGCGCGACTTCGATGAGCGCCCGCTGCGAGCCATGCATTTCGACGGCATCATCGCAGGCGTTCCCTGCCAGGCATTCAGCAAGGCCGCCTGTCGTAAAAATCATGAGAACTACTGGCCGCTGTTTTCCCGCATTGTCGATACGGTCAAGCCGCGTTGGGCGCTGGCCGAGTGCGTGCCTGAAGCCGAAAGCCAAGTGCCCGAAGGCTTCGAACATCGAGTCATGAATTTTCGTAGCCTCGGGTCGGCTCAGGCGCGGTGGCGGCTGATCGCCCAGCGCGGTCTTCCGGGGCTGTACGCGCGCCTCAACAGGCCATGTCCTGATTCAGAAGGGCTGCAAATTCGGCATGAGAACGGTTATCCATCCTGGAAAGAACGGGCCTTTTACCGCACGGTCATCGGCAACGGTGAGATCATTCGGAATTCCGGCTCCGGCGAGCCGGCGCGGTGTCTGACCGATGCCGAACTGCTCGACGCCTTCGATCTCCCTGCCGATTACCTCGACAGGCTGACCGCGACGAATCCACGGTTTTCGCGCAGTTCCATACGAAGACTGATCACGCAGGGCGTGCCCATGGCGGCGGCCTATAGCCTTGCCATGGCGGTACGCCATGGCAAGGGAGCGCAGTTTTCAGAGTGGTTGTCGCAGACTCAGACAGAGGAGCCATTCTGATGGAAAATAAAACGCCCACATCTCCGCGCCTGCCCATGCCCGACGCTAACGCCATCGGGCGCGGGCAGATGCCGCACAGCCCCGACGCCGAACGCGCCGTGCTGGGATCGGTGCTGCTGAACAACGCCTCGTTTATCGAGGTCGCCGACGTCATCGAAGCGTCCGACTTCCACAGCGACGCCCACCGCATCATTTTTACCGCCATGCGCGACCTGTTTAACCGCGGGGCCGCCATCGACGAACTGACGCTCTCCGAGGCGCTGAAACGATCGGGAGACCTGGATCGCCTGGGCGGCTCGTCGGCCATTTCCGACTTGCTGCGCTATGTGGCAAGTTCCAAGAACGTGCGGCAATACGCCGAAATCGTCAAGGAGAAGGCCACCACCAGGCGGCTTATCACGGCAGGGCTTTCCATCGCCGCAACCGGCTACGACGAGCCCGACCTTGACGCCTACCTGGAGGACGCCGAGCGGCAAATCTACGACATAGCGGTACACAACGCCGCGCAGGGGTTCAGCACGCTCAAGGACGCCTCCAACGAGCTGCTCAAGGACATCGAGCGGCGCAACCTCAGCAGCGAGGCGATCACCGGCGTTCCGTCGGGATTCCGCAGGCTGGACGATCTTACCGCAGGATTCCAGAACGGCGACCTCACCATCATCGCCGCGCGCCCCAGCATGGGCAAGACCGCACTGGCGCTGTGCATGGCGCTCAATGCGGCGCGGCACTTCCACCATGAGCACCAGGCGCGGATCGCCGCGGGAGACGCCAAGGCGCGGGCGAAACAGGTGGCGGTGTTCAGTCTGGAAATGAGCCGTGAACAGCTTGCCGGGCGTCTGCTGTGCGCCTCGGCGTTCGTCGATATGAGCCGCCTTCGCTCGACGGGGCGCAATCCGCTGACCGTTGATGAGTGGGAGCGCATCACCGACGCGCTGAACACCCTGAATGACTATCCTATCGTGATGGACGACACCTCAACCATCACGGTCGATACCATCCGCAGCCGCTGCCGCAAGCTGGCCATCGAAAAGGGCCTCGGCCTGGTGGTGGTGGATTACTTGCAGCTTATGGACATTCCCAAGGGCCGCCGCAACGACAACCGCGCCCAGTTGCTCGGCGAGATCAGCCGAGGTTTGAAGATCATGGCCAAGGACCTGCAAGTGCCGGTCATCGCGCTGTCGCAGTTGAACCGCGACCTTGAGAAGCGCGACGACAAGCGGCCCCGCATGAGCGACCTGCGGGAAAGCGGCGCGATAGAGCAGGACGCGGACCTCATCCTGTTCCTATACCGGGACGCGGTGTATCACCGCAACCCCGAAGTGCTGCCTGTCGAAAAGCAGCGCGAGTCGGAGGTCAACATCGCCAAGCAGCGCAACGGCCCCACGGGCCTGGTGCGGCTGGACTTTATCGCGCAGTTCGCGGCATTCGTGCCGACGGGAGGAATGGATGAATAACTGCCGTAAAACTATCGGCTGGGCCGATTAACAAGAGAGGAAAAGAGACATGACTGAACCCAAATGCCCGGTGCTGTTGGCAATGTACCCTGACCACGTCCCGTGCCAGAATTATATCGATTTTGACATCAGGAACCGTGAACTGGAGGCAGCAAACAGGCGATTGACTATCAGGCTCAACGAAGCATTAGAGCAACTGAAGCGCCTGCCTGAATATGCAGAAGCCTGCAAGGGTGAACTCGCTGCGGCGCAGCAGGAAATAGACCGATTAGGTATCCGTGCCTATGAGGCTGAGGTCGTGCGTGACCAGGCAATTGCGGAAGTGATGCGCCTGCGCGAACTGTTGCCATTCAAGGATGCGGCGCAACGGCTTGGAGACCGCGTGCAAACACCCGCTGCTGCTGCTGCTGAAGCTATAGCCTTGAGTATTGATGGGCACGAGGACCTTCGCGGAATGATGGATCAGGTGACGGCAATGTTCGGTATCTGCCTGGCCGATGGACGGCGTGATCGCAGTTCATCGCCGGCATGGGATACGGTATTCGGGGCCGCGTATGCCTCCTATTGCAAGCTGCACCGTATCATCAGGGATACGCAGAACGGCGCTGAACTCACCGGGAGCCTGAAAAAGATACGGGAAGAACTGCTTGACTCGGCTGCCTATAACTTTCGAGGTGCATGCCTCGCACAGCGGATGCTCACACCAGAAAGGAACAATGACCATGAGTGACCATTTCGATCGGATATTCCTTGGAAGTGGCCTCTACGCCGAAGCAATTTCATGTTGGGGATGTTATAGGCAAGAACTTAAGCTGTTGGAGGAACTTGGAGAGCTTATCCATGCAGCCTCACGGCATTCAAACAAATGCGTAGGCCTCAGTCATGCAGCAACATATCATAGGCATGTCAATGACACTGATGCGACTACCTTAGATCACGTCACCGAGGAAATTGCCGACGTGCTCATTATGATGGAACAGTATGCAATGATGCATGGTATTTCACGGGAACAAATAGAGAAATACTACCAGAAAAAACGCGAACGGTTGCGGATGCGCGTTGAAATTGCGAAAGAGAAACAACAGATAGACAGAAAGGACAATGACCATGAGTGACCACGATGCAGTCCGTATGGCGTCCGCGCATGCCGCCGCCTGCGAGCGTGACTTCGAAGCTATGCAGGCGCAAAGAAACGTCCTTCAAGAGCGTCTTGACGCTGCAATCGGCATCGCCGCAGACCACGCGACTGCCAGGCAGGAGCTTGAGGCGGAGATAGCGATTCTGCGCGAAGCGCTTATGCCGTTTGCCAAGGCGTGGCCTCTATGGAAGCGCGAGCTCAACAATGCCGGTCTCGATTCAAATGAGGTGTTGCTTTTCGGCGACGATCCAAACGACCCCATGCGACTCGATCTGAGCAGCGAAGACTTTCGCAACGCGGCGGAGCTGCTCGGAATAGACGATACACCACGCACCTGCCGTGTCTGCGGCTGCACCGACGATCACGCCTGCGATCCGCCGTGCTGGTGGGTCGAAGATGATCTGTACTCGACCTGCGCCGATCTGTCAGACAATGGGCTTAAGCCCATTGGCCGGAACACAACTGGCAACGAATGAACACCTGGCTGTATCCCGACGATCTATGGGCTTCTCCCGACGAGGCGTTACGCTGCGTGTCCGGGCAGCCCATCACCACCAGCTACATCGGCAGCAAGCGCAAGCTGCTTGAGTGGATATGGCGGGCGGTTCCGTCGGACATCACGTCGATTCTCGACGCTTTCAGCGGGTCATCGAGCGTCGCCTACATGCTCAAGGCAAAGGGCCTCGGCGTGTCCTGCTGCGACCGACTTGCCTACGCCTACCATGTCGGGCGGGCGCTGGTAGAGAACGATACCGTGACGCTGTCAGACGCGCGCATCGGCTGGCTTCTGCTGCCGTCCAGGGACGCTTCCGACTTCGTGCAGCGTATCTTCCATGGCAAGTACTTCCGCAACGGCGTGCATACCGTTATCGACCAGGTGCGCAGCCGCATCGGGCAGCTTTCCAACCGCTTTGAGCGCTCGTTGGCCCTGTGCGCTCTGGGCAAGACCTGCATACAGGGCAAGCGTGGTTTCGGGCATTTCAGCACGTCGAAGGTAAATGACGAAGGCGACACGCCGGCGCAGTTTCGCGACAGGTTTGCCGACATCTGCACGGCGCTCAATGCCATGGTATTTGCCGGCGCACGCCGTTGTCGAGCCCTGCACGGCGACGTGGCGCGCATCGCGCCGCGTCTGCGGCCCCAGGCGGCATACTTCGATCCGCCTTACGCCACGGAGTATAGCTGCCAGAGCTACGAGAACGCCTACCATTTCGTCGAGGGATTGATGACCTGCTGGCGCGGCAGGCGCATCATCATGGACAGCACCACGCGGCACTTTGAAATGCCGCAGGGCATCACCCGTACCACGGCTGATGAGTTTTTCAGACGCTTCTTAACCGCATCACAGCATATTCCCGCCTGGCTGCTAAGCTACCGCGACCATTCGATTCCAGATGAACGCGGTATCAAGGCGCTGCTGCGGCAGTTCGGGCGTGATTCGCGGATGCGCAGCAAGCGGCACCGCTATACGCTGGCTCCGAAGGCCGCCAACAACGACGCCTGGGAGCGCCTGTTCGTGTGCTGGCCCGCGGGATCGCGCTCGCATGCGGAGGTCCTGCGCGACGAACTTACCGATTGCCTGATGGGGGACGCGGCATGACGATGCAAGGGACGGAGACCAGGCGTGAGCAGTTGGATCGCATCTTCGGACGAACCGGATGGATAAGCCTCAGGCGCGCCTGCGAGTATCTGTCAATAGCCCCGCGCACCCTGCACAACTACCTGGCGATGGGCATCGTCGATGCCGACAGGATACCGCGCCTGCCTGGCGGGCATTACCGCTTCGATCGGTCCGCGCTGGAGTACGCTGAGCGGGCGATTATTACCGACAAAGGACTGCCTGATTTCAGGCAGATCACCAGGGGCGGAAATTAGGCGAAAAACAGTGCGAAAACCGAAGCAAAACGCCGCAAAACGTATGTGATCTTATTTACTTGCTATGCCATACTCAAGGCATGGCAAAGGTAACGCTCCACCGATCTCACGGGGAAATGGTGCGGAGGCTCTTCGTCCAGGACGGATTGACCATCGCCGCCATCGCGGCGAAGACCGCCGTACCCGAGCGCACGTTGTACCGCTGGAGCAAAAAAGAGCGCTGGGAGCGGGACCGCGAAATGTATGCGGCCAGCAGCCTCGGCCTCGATGCCGATTTGGTCCAGGCGCAATCGTTGATGCGGGCGCAGCTCCGCAGCGAGGACCCGGACAAGGTCAAAGAGGCTGCAGACTACCTGGACAAGATCACGAAAATACGCGAGCGCATCGGCGATCGAGCGGAAGACCGCATGCCCATCGCGCTCGATCTAATCGACAGCCTGGTTGATTTTGCGCGCCAGGACATCCCCGAGAGCCACAAGGAACCGCTTATCGATCTGTTACGCCGCTGGGCTGACCACGTCCGTCGCAACTACCGGGAGGCGCAAAAATGAGCACCTCTCTGCGACACTACGAGCAGGAATTGCAGCCTCTTGTTGAGACGCGACTTAACGACGTCAACGCGCGTCTGTCGACGGCGTTTCAGCGGCTGCGCCGGGGCGTCGATCCGTCGGAAAACGATCCGAGCCTGACCACGGAGCCTGACGCCGTTCGCTGGTCAGAGGCGATGCTGCACGACCACCGCAGCGGCACGCTGCTGAAACTGTGGCCCCACCAAGCTAAAGAGCTGCGCCTGGACAGCAGCCGTATCATCCATCAGGATGGCCGCGAGACGGGCAAAACCGTGTCGCTGGTCGCTTCGTTGCTGCACTACGCCTGCACCACGCAACGCGGGACCGGGCTGGTCGCCACGCCGCACATGGGCAGCCTCGACACGATTATCGATTACCTTGAAGAGCAGCTCGATGACAGCGCATTCCTGGCGATCAATCTGAAGATCGTTCGCCAACCGTATATGAAGCTGACCTTTAATACCGGAACCGTGATTCACTTCCGCCCCGCCGGCGCAGCCGGCGAGGCGTTTCGCTCGCTGCACGTCGAGCGCATCTGGGTGGATGAAGGCGCATGGCTGACGCCGAAGGCCTGGAAGGCGCTGGGCCGCTGCCTGCTGCCGAATGGCAAGTGGCGCATCTACAGCAATCCCAACGGACAGCGGGACACCGACTATTACCGCTTCACCCAAAGTCAGCAGTGGACGCAGGTGCGCTGGCCGTCGTGGATCGCGCCTACCTGGTCGCCTGAGCAAGAGGCGAAGCAGGCGGAATTTTACGGCGGAAAGGATACGCCCGGCTGGCAGCACGAGGTTGCCGGCGAGCACGGATCGCCAAGCTACCCCGCCTTCGATCCCGCGGGGATCGAGCAGGCGCTGGTGGCCATCGAAGACTACACCCTGCGCCGTTTCGGCGGCGATGTTCTCTCGTTTTCCTCCTTGGGCATGGGCAATCACGACGATCTCCTCTCTCTCGTATCCCTCCTTGATCTACCCGAGCGGCGCGGGGTGCTCTGGTTTGGAGCCGACCTCGGGTATACCAGCGATCCGGCGGAGATTGTCATGCTTGCCGAGGCCGAGGACGGCTGTCTTAGCCTGGTTCTGCGGCTGCATCTGGAGCATGTGCCCTATCCGGTGCAGGCGGCGCTGCTGGCGGCGTTAAGCATCCAGTATCGGCCCGAGGGCATCGGCGTGGACCAGGGCGGCAACGGCATGGCCGTAGTCCAGGAACTGACCGGAACCGAGCATTACGCAATCCTCGGCCTGGCAGGAAAGCTGTGCGGCTACGACTTCGGCGGCTCGATCGTCGTCGGCGAAGACGAAAACGGCGACGAGCGCAAGGCCTACACCAAGGAGCACATGACCGCGCTTATTAACGAGGCCATGCTGAAGGGAAAACTGCGGCTGCCCGACAGCGACCATGAGCTTGAGAACCAGATACGGCAGCAGAGCTACACCCGCTCCGACCGGCGCGTGGTGTACAGCAAGGGCAACGATCATATCAACGACGCGCTGCGCTGCGCACTGCTGCGCCGTGACCGGTCGCGCGGCCAATATCTGACTGCGCCGGAACCCCTGCATATTGGAATGGCCACCATCAAACGGAGAATCTACTGATGCCACGCCGCATGAACACCGATGCGGGGGGTGTCATCAATCCGAAACTCACGACCTCTGCGGCGCTGAGCCAGAGGGCGTTCGAGGCTGTATCCGTGCGTGATCCGGTTCCTCCGACCTGGGAGGCGCGGGCGCGTTTGGCGACGAAACTGTTTTACGAGGAGCCGCTGGTTTCTGCGGCGATCAACGCCTGGATCGACTTTGCGCTCGGCGCGGAAATCACCGTGCGCAGCGACAATAAGGAATTACAGGACGACGTCTACGACGCCTATTGGCGGCTTGGGCTTGATCGCGTGGTACGCGATATGGTGCAGCAACTGCTCGTCAAGGGCGATGCAGTCGGCTATCTGAAGCTGGGCGACCAAGACATCGATCGCGTCATCTGCTGCAACCCTATTTCAATTCAGTTCGACTACGACGGCGAGACAATGCTGTCGGCAAAACAGAATACCGGCGCATTCGGCGGGAAAACCATTCCGCTCGATGTCGCGAATCTGCTGCACCTCAGATGGAACTCGCCCGAGTTTGAGCAGCGCGGCAGCAGCATGATTCTTCCCGCCATGGGCAGCCTGGCGCTGCTGCTTGACTACCGCGCCGCCGAGCGCGCCATCGCCAAACGATGGACCACGCCGTTGCGCTTCATAAAGATCGGCGGGCAGTTCGGAACCAAACTGATCAATCCCGATCAGAACACGTTGAACAAATTTCGCGATGAGATGGAGCATGCCGACCTTCAGGGCGGCCTGGTGGTGCCGTTCTATGTTCAGGCTGAGACCTACGGAACCGAAGGCAAGGCCCTCGATACCGAATCCAAGGTGGCCTCGCTGAAAGAAGACGTGATCGTGGCCCTCGGCATGAGCCGCAGCCTTATCACCGGAGACGGCCCCAACTTCGCGACGGCATCGGTGTCGATGCAGCGTATGGTGGTGCAGCTCAAGGCCATCAAAGCGCAGGCAATGCGCATTCTTGACTGGGTCTTTGACGCCTGGATGCAGCAACGCGGTATCGAAGCGAAGCTGCACTATCAGTTTGATGATCTCGACCTCACCAGCGAAATCGACCAGAAACGGCTGCTTATCGATCTGTATGATCGCGGGCTGCTGTCGAAGGATACCTTGCAGCAGAAGATGGGGCTCTCGCCGGAGGTCGAAAACCGCGGCGTGGTAGCCCGCGCATGGAGCACGGCGGATATTGCGACGATGGTTGACCGCCAGGTGCTCACGCCAGTCGAGGCGCGTGTCATGCTCGGCATCGACCAGGCGACGCAAGAGGCCGAGGAACAGGCCGCCGATGCCGCGCATCATCATAGCTGCACGTGCGGCGATTCATTGATGCATACCGATGCAGCGTCTGACATCATTGAGACGCTGCCCAAGGCCGCGCAGGGCATTTACCAGAAGGAATTGGACCGCCTGGACAAGGCGCTCAAACGCGCAAGCGACCAGGTGCAGGAGACCTTAGCGGCGACAAAGTCGGTTGAGAAAGCTGCACAGCTACAGCAATTGCAGCGCAGCATCGACACGATCGGCGAGGAACTGCGCAGCGTCCTTCAGGACGGCATCGACAGCGCGGTCAGCGGAGAGGTGCGCAACGGAATCACTGCGGCGATCGCCGACCTGCGCGCGCAGAAGGCCGCATCAGTGGTTGACCTCACCAGCCTGACGAAACAGAGCCAGGCGGTAAGCAAGGTGTTTACCTCGATCAGCCCGGCGACGGTCGCCTTCAGCACGTCCTATCGCATGAGCCTCATGGGCAGCGTCAGCGCCGACCTGGTCGCCGCGATACAGACCGAGATTTCCGCCGGCGTTCTGGCGGGCATCGGCCCGCGGCAGATCGCCGCGGCCATCGGTCGCTACGTCACCGATCCCGATCAGTTCGTCAAGGCCGGAGGTCGGGTGTTCGGCAGCGTACGCCAGCGGGCGGAACTTATCGCCCGCACGGAAACCTTGCGTTGCCACAATGCCGGAGCGCGCGACGGCTACCGTAACTTCGGCGTGACGCAGTTGCGCTGGGTAGCCTCGGCGTCGAGCTGCCCCTATTGCAGCGCGCGGGATGGCGAGGCGTACCCAATCGCCGAAGCCGAAACACTGCCGGCGCATCCGGCCTGCGGCTGTACCTATTCGGCGGTTGTTGACCTTGGCCTTGGAGACGAAAATGAGTGATCAGACGCTGCACACCGCCTACACGCTGCCGCTTTCGGCTATTGCCGAGCAGGTAGCCATCGACGACAACGGCGAGTTCAAATTCATTTTGTGCCATGTCGGAACGAACCGCAACGGCGACCATTTCACCGCCGAGGAGCTGCGCGTCGCCGCAGCGTCGATCGTGGGCAAAAAGATCGACCTCCAGCATGCGCAGGGCCTGGACGACATCGCCGGGAAGGTGCTGTCAGCGGCGGTGGTCGATGACCGCATCGAATGTGTTGGTAAGCTGTTCGACGCCAGCCTTCCGGCGGCCAATACCGCCCGCATACTGCTGGGCGAGGGCGTGCTGCGCAACAACAGCATGGAGTGCGATTATAAAGAGGGCGAGTGCTCGGTCTGCGGCAAAAAGTTTGGCAGCAAGGCCGACTACTGCACCCATCTGAAAACAAGCAAAGGCCGTACGTTTCGCGGCCAGAACGTCTACGAAATCCTGCATGGCATCACCTTCACGGGAGTTGGACTCCTGGACCGCGAGGGCGCCGATCCTGGCGCGGTGGTGCATGCGACGCTCGACGAGACACAGGAGGACACGATGGCAGACGAGCGGATCGATGAGCAGCAGCAGACCGAGGCGCAGTCTGCCGCCGCTGCGCCCGCCAGTGACGGCGGGAATACCACTGCGCAGGGCAATGAGCAGATTAAGGAGCCTGCTGCTGAAGCTTCCGAAAGCGCCGAGGAACCGACTCCCCACGCCGACGCCGCCAAGCAGCCGCGCGATGAGCGCGACGACCAGATCGCCGCGCTGACGGCAAAGGTCACGGATTTGGAACGCCAGCTCGCCGACGCGGTCGCCAGCAAGAAGCAGACCGAGCGGTCCGTCGCCGCTGAAAAGCTGCTGGCGCAATGGGAGAACGCTGGCCGCACCTTCGACAGCGCCCAGGCGCGCAGCAATGAACTGAAGCGGCTGCTGGCCATGTCAGACGACGCCTTCAAGGCCACGGCAGACGCCGTTGCGTTGCAGGTCGAGGCCATGGCGAAGCGCCCCAAGCAGCCCGCGCAGGCCGCCGATGTGCAGCCGCGCAACCACGCCGACGCCGGGAAGACCCCGGTAGCGGTGAGCGATCATGAACCGTCCCTCACGCAGCGCATCCAGGACGCGTTGCGTCTGGGTCAGAGCAGCCGCCAGTAGCGGCAAGGAGACACGATATGTCGAACGTCAACAGCCTCCATGAGGGCCTGGCCTATGGCCTGGCCACTGCCGGAGCAGCCATAACCGCCGGTCAGGTGGTGAAGCTGTCCGGTAACGATGTGCTGATTCCCGCCGCCAGCGCCACCGCCGCCGTGCTGGGAATCGCGAAGTATGACTGCGCCGACGAAGACCAGCCCGTGGTGTTGGTTGGACCCGGCGTATACGAGACCGACGTGTACGTCGGCAACCCGACCGCCGGAGTCGAACTGGCCTGTGACGCCAGCACCAGCAACCTGAAGGTCGCCGGCGGTGGTGAACGCGTGATCGCGCAGTGCCTGAGCTGCTCCGGCGGCGTCCTGCGCTTCAAGATGATCTGAGGAGGAACCAATGTACACCAAAGAATTCATGCAAGAACTCGGTCGGCTTTGCACCGAGGCGCTGGCCACCACCGAAGGAATGCAGGCGCTGGCTGCTGCGGTTCAGCCGGTCATCCAGAATCGCATTATGGTGAAAAACATCACCTCCCTGCTGCTGACGGAGCACGATCTCCCGATCGGAGAAACGGCCCACTACGAGAAGGCCCGCCTGGTGATGGCCTACTGGATCGCGCTGAACTCCGCGGTCGCCAGCAGCGACATCACCGATGAAGAGGTCACCTTTCCGCTGCGTCGGGTCGCTACTGCTCCGGAGATCGACATCTCCACGCTCAAGCATGGCAACGTCGGAACGCTGCTCCAGAAGCTGGACGAATCGGGCGATGCGATTCGCAAGAAGATCGATGCCGCCACCATCGCGATGATCTCCGCCGCGACTCCTGTCGGCAACACCGTATCCTGCGCCGGAGGAGTGCTGACCGCCGCGGCGCTGAACAACGCTCTCGGCCTGGTCGAGGACCTGGAAACGACGGTCAAGTTCATCGTTGGGCGCGGTCTGCGCCTGCGTGAGCTGATGAACGAACTCCAGGGCACTCTCGATCCCATCACCGAGCGTGAGCTCATCGAGAAGGGCGCGATGGCGAAGTACAACGGCGCGATCCTGATCAACTCGTCCAGTTGCGCCAGCGACACCATTCTGCTGGTGCCCGAGGTCGAAGTCGGAAAATGCGCCTATCGCGACCGTCTGCTCAATGAGCCGACGAAGGACATCAAACGCTTCAAAACCGGCTGGGTCGCCTGGTCCGAAGTCGCCCAGGGCATCACCTTCGCCGATCCCCTCGCCAAAATCGTAGTCGTGGACTGAGGAGGAGCCATGTACACCATCACCAATAACCTGAGCACGCTGCTGGCCCTTCATGGCCAGCGGCGGCTCATCGCAGCCGGCGGAACGCTGGAGGTGTCGGCTCTCGACGCCTACATCGCCGCCGCGGCGCAGGCGGGGCATTGCACCGTCGAGGCCGACACGCCCGACGCCACCATCACCGCAGTCGACGACGAGCAGGTCGCGTTTGTGCTGCCGTGGAAGTGGCCGGTCAGCGGCGAAGTGCTGGTCGTCCTCAACGGCGTGGCGCTGGCCTCCGACGACTACGCGATCAGCGTGGACGGCCTGACGCTGACGCTCGACGACGGAAGCGACGTATCCGAGGGAGACGAACTGACGCTGCTGCTGTATGGCGACGCCATTCACGGCACCGCGATCCAGCCCGGAACCGTCAGTGTCGACAAGCTGGACGACGCAGCCCAGGCGCTGATTGGCCAGCTTTCCTGGGGCGACCAGGCCGTCATTTCCGGTGGCCTCAAGCGTCGTCTGCAACTGCTCGACGCCGGCGGCGACGACAACCTCAACAGCGCCGCCATCCTCCGCGTGACCGCCAGCGCCGGAACCATCGCCATCGCTCCTGGTGGTCTCGGCAGCGTGCTGCTGGGAACTGGCACCGATGATGCGATCATCCAGTGCAGCAGCACCGGAAAGTGCGACATCGCCATCACCTATGACGGCTCCGATGTGGTCGACGTCGTCGTTGGCCTCACGCAGGGCTCTCCCCTGATCGACTGTTCCCTTGCCGCCGAATACGACTTCGGCGCATGATGAAAGGAATCTGACATGACCGTGGCAGCCAGCATTCGCAAAATGAAGGAAGTCGCTCCCACCGAGCTTTCCACCGCCCTCGCGGCAGTGTTGAAGGTCGTCGACTGGGGCACGCCCGGAGTCGAGGCCGACAACAAGCGCGCCGTGGCCCTCCAGGTCAAGGACCTCAACGGGACCAACGTCTCCGAGGCCGTGATTCTGCGGCTGACCTCCAGCGGCACCAGCACCATGGCGCTCGTCGCCGCCGGCGCGGGAACCGTGCTTGAGGGAACCGGCACCGATGACATGATCATCCAGACCTCCGCTACCGGCCTCTTCAACCTGGAAGTCGCCGATGCGCTGACCGAAACCGTGACGGTGCTGGCCGGACCGACCGGCGGCAGCCCGCTCATCGACTGCTCCGAGTCGGTCGACCTGGCCTTCGCGTAAGGGTTACTACGATGATTGCCCAGGCGTCGCGCACACACTCAGGACGTATACAGATGCCCCTCGTGGCTCTGGAACGCTTCTGGAACGGGGTTCCGTTCGAAGTCGCGGCGCTTGGGCGATCATTTGAGGCAGCACAATGGCGATGAACGCAACGTTACTGAGCGACGTGAGGGGAAACCTGGTCGGGGCCGACGGCGTGAGCCTGGTCACCGAAGCCCAGGCGACACGTGCGCTGCAACGTGCGCTGCCGATAGTATCAGCCGACCTCGCGGTCGTCTACACGCTGGTGTCGGATGCCGTTACACCTGAAATGTCGGCGCTGCACCAGGAGCTATGGGTGCAGAAGGCCACGGCCATGCTCGGCATGATCTTGCAGGGCATGGCCGCGTGCGGCGGCATAGCCGTCACCAGCGGCGACAAAAAGGTTGACCGCACCAAGGAGGCAGGACTGTGGAAGGACCTGGTAGCGGACTACGAGTCTCGGTATCAGGCAGGCGTTGCGCAGGTCAATCCTGCGTCGGATGACTCTCTCCTGAGCCTCACCTTCTCGGCGGTCCCCTATGTGGTCGGCTGCAACGTGGAGGATCAATCATGACCGCCGTCATGACCGCCGCCCAGCTCGCCCGCGCAATAGCGGACGTTACGGCCCTTATTGCTGCCGAAAACGTAACCGCGACGATCAAGCGCCGCACACAATCCAGCAGCGAGCCATTTTACGGCCCGCTGGAAGGAACCGAAACGACTATCGGCAGCACGGCGATCAGCTTCGTGCAGGCCAAAGAGATCGACTACACCCTGCGCGGCGGCGATGCAGCCGCGGCGATCCCGGCATCGGCATCGGTGCTGGAGCAGGACATTATGGTGGTTGGCGGCCTGCGCTACCGCGTGGTGGACGTGCTGCCGCAAAACTGTTTCGGCGCGGTGACGCACCAGGTGCTGGTGCTGGTAAAGGAGCGCGTCCATGCGTGATGCATCCCGCTCCTCGCAACGCCTGGTGTTCATCGAGTTGGACACCGCCGGCATCGATGCCATGGCGAAGCTGTTGAAAGAAGCTCCTGCAATCATGCAGGAAGAGTTGAGCAAAGCGGTTACTGCCCTCGCCCTGTTTATCGAGGGCGAAGCAAAACACAACTGCCCGGTCGATACCGGCAACCTGCGCGCCTCGATACATACCGTGGTCGAGTCGCTGTTTGAAGCCTATGTCGGCACCAATACGCAGTATGCGCCAGATGTCGAATACGGCACGGACCCGCACGTCATCACCGCGCGCAATGCCAAGGCCCTGCATTTTTTCGGGAAGAATGGTCCGGTATTCGCCAGGTCAGTAAAACACCCAGGCACCACCGCGCAGCCGTACCTTGAGCCAGCCTACGAGGCCGGGCGCAAGCGGTCGAAGCGCGTGTTCGACGCGGCTATGCAGAGGGCGATGAAACGCCTGGAACGCATGCTGCCGGCTGGCGAGGTGCTCGCATGAGTCTCAGACGCGCCATAGGAGCATGGCTTACCGCGGGCATCAGCGGTTTGTATTGCTACGCCGATCAGGCAGCCAACGCGCAGTATCGGTATCCGGCGTGCGTCGTTACGCCCATCGGCATGGCGAGCACGCCCATAGGCTCCGGCGGAACGCACTATCTGACCCGCGACGGCACAACCAACAACGTCGCGAAAACCGGGCGTCTGCACCTGGTGGAAGAGATACATCGGCTGACGTTTATGTGCGTCAGCACCACCTCGCGACATGGGCAGGACCAGGCCGACGCCATGGCCGACGCCGTGGCGCTGCTCATCCAGAACGCCAAGCGCACGGTGTCGGTGACGATGACCGACGCCGTAACGAGTCCATCCGTCGCCTACATCATCGATCGTGTCGATCTGGCAGGACGGCAAGAAGTCCCGTCGCTGACTACTCAGGAGCCATTCGTCTACCGCGCCGCTATCAGTATACGCACCTGGCGGCGCGTTACCTCTGAAACCGCAGTCGACGGCGTGATCGAGCAGATCGCGCTTACGCTTGAAGGAGAGCCGCAATGAGCAAAAAGAAGACGGACCCGCCGGTCCAGGACGCCGGAATCGGCATTCGCCTGCCGGTGTCCCATCACATCGCCCGCAGCACGCACTCAGCAATCGTGCTGGCTGCCGTCAAGTGCGCCAACCATTGGACCGATGTCACCAGGATGACCGAGGCTGAATTCAAAGCCTCCGTTGCCGCCTGGCGCAAGGCCCCCGCGAAATAAGGAGCAGCCATGCCTACCATTCCCGACCTCTACACGACCTATCAGGATGGCCGCCTCGGCGCGGTAGCAGCCGCGCTCTCGAATATCGAGATCAAGATCGGCTGGGCCAAAGGCGGCGTGCTCGGCCAGATTTATACGCTCTCCGGATCGTCCGGCAAGGCCGACGCAGGCACGATTTTCAAGGATGGCGATATGCTGCGCGCCATCGAGCAGGCGTTTAACGCCGGCAGCAGCAAGATTTATGCGCTGCGCATCGGCGCGGCGGTCAAGGCGTCGCTGGCGCTGATGAACACTGCCAGCCCCACGCCCGCCGTGGCGTTGACCCTGGCCTATTTCGACGCCGGAACGCCAGGCAACAGCCATTACGTCACGGTCGATTCGTCAACCGTTGACTCGGTTGTGACGCTGGCGCTGACCATCGAAGACCGCAATGTCACTCCCGCCTCATCCGTGACCTATACCGCATCAGGTTCCGCAGCCGCGGTTGTCGGCAATCTTGCCGACGTCATCAATGCCGGCAGCCTGTATACGGCGACGGAAGGCGTCGGCAGCGGCGTGCCGCTGGCCGAAATCGTTACTGCCGCTCCGCTTACCGGCGGCGACGACGGCGACGATTTGTCCAACCAGGATTACATCGACGGGCTCGACGCGACCATCGGCAAGACCGACGCCGCGTGGATTCACGCCGTCGGCGCGCAGACCAACGCCCTGTGGACCGCGATCCTTTCGCACTGCGAGGCCATGGTCACCACCGAGCAGGCCGAGCGTTTCGCTATCCTGGAAACACCGGTTTTTGAATCTTCCAACGACGTCGGCAGTTCCGGCTACCTGTCCGATCTTCAGGACTGGGTTGACGATGTCGTCGACCTGCTGGCGGTCGTCGGCGACCGCAACGCGGTCGTCTTCGCCGGCCACGGCTACTTCCTGGGAAGCGACGGTCTGGAACATCTCGATCCGATTACCGCAACCTGCGGCGGGGTGATGGCCGCTTTGGGCGTGCAGAAGTCGCTCATCAACAAGCGCGCCTCCACCGTGCTGCGCCTGTGGCCCGAGCTCCCGTCCGCCCATATCGAAACGCTCAACGCCGCGCGCTGCAACTGCATGCGCTTCAAGCCGGGACGCGGCTACGTCATCGAGCACAGCCTCACTGCCGCGCCCGTCGGCTCCGACTTCTCCCGTGTCAACGATCTGCGCTCCGTTTACTACGGGGCCAAGGCCGCCCGCGAAGCCGGACAGCCCTATGTGGGCGAGGAGAACGACAGCGCCGGACTCGGCCTGCGCCGATTGGAGGCGGCGATGGGAAGACCTCTCCAGGCCATGGTCGACTCCGGCCAGATCGACGCCTTCGAGCTTGAGGCGGTCAGCACGTCGGCGAACCGACTGCTTGGAGAGGTGTACGTGACGCTGGGGATCAGACCCATGCGCCCGATGGAAATGATCTACACCACCGTTTTCCTAACGGCGTGATGAAAGGAGCCGACAATGGCTGCGGAAGGCTACATCCAGGGTTATTCCGGCGAGGAGATCAGCGTGCTGGTCGACGGCATAAAGCTCATGGGCATCCAGAATCTGAGCTGGAAGGCCAGCCAGAAGAAAAGTCCCATCCGCGGAGCGGGATACACCAAGGCGCACGGCATGGGTCGTGGACCCAAGGAATACGAGCTCGACTTCGAGGTGAAGGAGCTCAATCTCGCGGTCATCGAGGAGGCGGTCAACCAGGCGCGCAGCCGTGAGGTGCAGCTCAAGACCTTCACGGTCGGCGACCAGACATTTTCCGATCTCCTGGACCTGCGCAACCTGATGATTTTGGTCCAGTACCCGACGAAGAACAACCTGGTCCGGACTGCGAAGTTCATCGGGTTCGAGTTCACCGACATAGAGGGCGGGTTCGCGTTCGACGACGAAAGCATCGGACGCAAGCTGTCCGGTGTCGCGTTGGACGCCCAGGGCCTGATCTGAGGCTCGACGATGGAGGCGCTTGGTCTGCGTGATTTCGTCGGCCTGGGGATGATTCTGCTCCAGCTTGTGACCCTTGGCTGGACCATGAGTTTCGGGAAACTGCGCACGGAAATGCGTGAGCAGTACCTTCAGCTCGAAAAGGCCATGGATGAGCTGAAAGCGCAGCAGGCGCGTAACGATGAGGCAGCGCGCCACAGCGTTTCGAACCTGCATGATCGCCTGGAAAACCAGTTCGTTACCCGCATGGAGTGCCAGGCCCATCGGCAGACCTACATGCTGATGCGTCCGAACAACTCCGGCGGCAGCAACGGAAGTATGAACTGACCTGTACCTGTCCTTTGAGAGAGGAGATTCCTATGAGTGACATCGATACACAGGCCCGTGAATTTGTGGAGCAGTACAAGGCGTCGCATCCTGGCGCGCGCCTGTTTCAGATCATTCTTCCCGGACGGGAAGAGCTGTACATGGCGCGCAAAGCGTCATGGGGCGAATACAAGTCCATCGCCGGGCAGATTCAGTCCGTCCCGCAACTTAACGAGGTCCTGGTGCAGCGGTTTCTGGTGTGCCCGAAGCCTGACTACGAGGCCATGCAGAACGAGTGGGACCCCGGTCTTGTCGTCGCCCTGGCCGGGCAGATTCAGAAGGGCCTTGGTTTCGCCGAGGGAGCCGCCATAAAAAACTGGTAGAGCGCCGGCGCAGGGACTGGCGGCACGACACAGAACTGCAACTGAAGACCCTCATCTGCCGCCAGTTTCCTGCCTACCGGTTTGCCGACCTTGATGACCTGACTGCTGACGATATAGCCGACCTGGCAGGTTCCGCTCTGGCGGTCCAGGATGCCGAGTCGGCAGCATCACACGGACGAAAGCGGCAGCGCGCATGACCACGTCGATCGCCCACAGCATCGGGGTATTGGTGAAGGGAGCAAACTCCCTGGCCAACCCGATGGCGGCGGCGGCGCGCACGCTGCAAGGATTCAAAAAAACCGCCGAGGCGACGGCGCTGGGCATCAATAAAGCCTTCGCCGATCCGATCGGCGTCAATATGGACGCTATCCGCGACGCCAACCAGCACCTGAAGGACATTGGGGTGCGGGCGATGGCCGCCGGCGGCGTGATGGCCGCGGGCCTTGGGCTCGCGGTAAAATCAGCCGCGGACTTCGACGCGGTCATGGCTGAAGTGTCGACCATCGTCGATACCTCGACCACCGACATGGGCGCATTGACCGCGCAGGTACAGAACCTGTCGCTGGTCTACGGGCAGATGCCGGAGACAATCGGCAAATCAACCTACGAGATCATCAGCGCCGGTTTCGCCGATGCCTCCGACGCGATCCGTGTCATGGAAGGCAGTTTGAAGTTGGCGCGCGGAGGCGCAGCCGAACTGGTGCCCACGGTATTGGGGCTTACCTCGACGCTCAACGCCTACGGCATGACCGGGCGCGAGGTGACGCGCGTCAGCGATATGATGTTCGTTGCCGCCCAGGACGGAGCCACCAAAATCGAGGAACTGTCCGTCACGCTGGGCCGCGTCACGCCGATCGCCGCCGCCGCCGGCGTCGGGCTCGACCAGGTGCTGGCCGCCACCTCGACGCTGACTCTCAGCGGTCTTTCCACCGCCGAATCGGTAACGGCGTTGCGCGGCGTGCTGACGCAGGTCATCAAGCCGACGCATACTGCCCGAAAACTGGCGCAGGAACTGGGCCTTGATTTTTCCGTCACCGCCCTGCGCGCCAAGGGGCTGGCGGGATTCCTTGCCGATGTTGCGCTTGCCACCAAAGGCGATACGACAGCCATCGGAAAGCTGTTCCACAACGTCGAGGGCCTTACCGGCGTTCTTGCGTTGGGCGGCAGCCAGGCGGGAAGGTTCAGTCAAATCGTACAACACATGGGAACTTCCGCCGGAGCGACCGAAGTCGCCTTCGGCAAGATGAACGACCGCGCCGGCGCAGGGTTCGGGCGACTGAAGGCCAGCTTGGCCGTGATGACCGATCATATCGGCGGCGTGCTGCTTCCCATGGTCGGCGCGGCGGCGACGGGCATAGCCGACCTGGTCGCGTCGTTTTCGCGCTTCGCTGAGGCGCACCCGTTGCTGCTGCAAACGACCGTGCTGCTGACCGCCGTGACCGCAGGGACGCTGCTGTTCGGCGGCGCGGCCCTGATTATGGCGGGCCAGGTGGCGCTGGCGATGATGCTGATCAACGTCTCGACGGGCGGCCTGCTGCTGATCGTCGGCGGCGTGAGCGTGGGCATCACTGCGTTAGTGACCGCCGGTTGGGCGCTGGCCGACGGCCTGGCGGAGCAGGGCGGCATCATCAATCGCGCCTGGGGCGGCATTCGCGACGGCTTCATGGCGTTTGCGCGTCCTGTCGCCGCCGGCATGGGCTGGCTTGCAGGTTCGTTGATCTCCGCCTGGCAGACTGTTTCGGCCTGGGCGGTGCGGGTTTGGGAGCCACTGTCGAAGGTCATCGGCGTCGCCCTGATACCGCTGGTCCCTCTGTTCTTCGTCGCTATACAAACAGTCGGACTGCTGCACGGCGCATTTATCGCGCTCTACGGCGTGGCTAAAACCGTGCTGATAGGCGGACTGACCGCGCTGGGCGCGGTGCTCACCGGTATCGGCGGGTTCGTGCTGGGTACGGTTCAGGTGATCTGGTCGAGCATATCCGGCCTGGTAGAGGCCGTGCTCAAACTCGTGACCGGCGACCTGGGCGGCGCGTGGGCCGCGCTGAAGGGTACGGCATCCGGCGTCCTGGGCGGCCTGACCACTATGTTTTCAAGCTTCATCGGCGTGTTCGTCGACCTCGGCGGCATCCTGTACGACAGCGGCGTCGGGATGATTATGGCCTTGTGGGATGGCATGAAGGCAGGCTGGGGAACGATGAAATCAGGGTTCATCGGCCTGCTTGAGGGCTTCCGTTCCCTGCTGCCGTTCTCCGACGCCAAGGAAGGGCCATTGTCGGCCCTTACCGCAAGCGGCGCGGCGCTTATGAGCACGCTTGCCACCGGCATGCGGCTCAACGCCGACCAGCCGGCGCTCACGCTTCAGGCCGCGCTCGCCCCGATCCCGACCATGACCGCGGCAGTGCAGCCGCAGTGGCAACCGGTGTCCTCGCGCGGAAAGGCCGCAAACGATGACGCCTGGTTGCAGGATGCGGTCGGCTCACGGCGCGCCGGCGCAACCAACGCAGGATCGAGTGTGACCTTCGGCGCCGGCGCAATCCAGGTGACAGTCAATGCAACGACCGGTTCTGACGGCATCGACCTGGACGACCTGGAGCAGAAGCTGGCCGGAATATTCCGCCGACTCGCGTTGCAGAACGGAGCGCCGGCATGACCATCGATCTGCTCGTTTCCAGCGAGTTTCAGGTGGTCACGTTCTTCGAATTGAAGGCCGATGGATCGCCTGATCTGAGCAAACCCCTGCATCGCCTGCCGGTTCCGCACCAGCAGATGACCGTCAGCCAGGCGATACGCGTCGATGAGAGCCGCACCGCGGGCCGCAGCGGTAAGCGCAAGCAGGCCTCCGGCTACGAGTGCGCCACGGTCTCCATTGCGGTGGAGCTGCACGACATCGAGGACAACGGCGGCGTGGTGACCACGTCGTCCTGGCAGCAGTACGCCGACATCCAGGCGATGTTCCGCGACAAGTCCGCCGGCGTCGCGGACGGGACCGCCGTGCGGACCTCATCGGTGACGCCGCGCGTATATGGCGTGCAGTCGGCGATGCTCGACGCCTGCGGCATCGCCACCGTGCAAGTTAAGAGCCTTACCTGCACCGACCGTGCAGGCGAAACCTCTCTCGACGTCAAAATAGAGCTGGAAGAGTACGAGCCGCAGGTGGTGCAGCGCGAGAAGTCCTCTACCGGCGGCATCGATCCCTACTACGACTACAGCGCGCAAAGCACCGCAGAGGATGTCTATTCCTACGACGCCGCGTTGTCGGCATCCGTAGCGCAGCACCAGGCCGCCGCAGGCGCGGAGGAAAGCCTCGGCGCGACCTATCGTTCCGCCAAGGCCTCGGCCATGGGAGGAACGCCATGACCGCGCACTGGCAGCCGCTCAGCCTCCTGGCGATCCCCGGCGTCGCAAGTGCCGTCTCCGCCGCGAAGACCGGCGCGACTGCCGGAGCCGTCGTTGCCGAGACCGCCGCCGATGGGCTGGCGGTGCTCGGATCGCTGGCGGCGTTGCTGCCCACGCCGAGCAACCTGGCTGCGCCGATCGCGCTGCTCTCCGATGCGCTGGCCGATCTGTTCGGGGCAGGCGTCTATGCCTACGTCGATGCCGGCTATTTCGTGACCGGCTCCGGTCCTGACGGCCTGGCCGGATTCGTAAATCGCTGGTCGGCAAGCCTGGATGACGCAGGCGACGGCGACCGCCCGACCTTCAGCAGCTTGTCCACCGTGGACGCCTGGCTATTAGTCACCGGCGCGGCGCAGTGGCCGCAGTTTGCCGCACTGGCGACGCTGCTGGCCGACCTGCTTAAAATGCCGCAGCTTGCCGCCGTCGATACGAGCATTCCCCGCACCTGGCAGGATGTGCAGGAGCGCGGCATGGCCACGCCGCCCAACTGGGCGCGCCTGGCTGCTCGTGATGTGTTCCCCGTCTATGGTCAGGTAGTCGATGCCGTCGAAGAGATGGTGTCGCGCCTTGAAACGCCTGCCTCCTGGGCCGCCCAGGTCGCACAGCTCCGCAGTGTAGCTGAGGCTAAAGCGGCGGGGTTGCGGGCGCTCGCCGACCAGCTTGACGCCATTGCGGCGACGATCGCGGCGCTGTCGCAGTCGCAGTTGAGCGTGCTGCACGTCACCGGCGCAGGCATAGAGCAGGTGCGCCTTGCGGTGCAGTACGCCGATGCATCCTCACAGGGGCTCACGGCTGACGCCTATGTCGTCGGCGTGTGCCTTGCGGCGGGCGGACCCGACGTGACGCCGCTGCGCACCGTGATGTCCCTGCTGACGGGAGTCGCCGCATGAGCCCAGTAACGTACCCGCACCTCGGCATCGACCTGGTCCTTGCGGACCTGGACCTTACGCTGTCGGGCGACGGCGATTTCGCGATCACCAACGATGGCGGCGTCACGCTGATGCAGGACGTGCAGCACCTGATCGATACCTTGCCCGGCGATTTGTACGCGCACCCTGACTACGGCTGCGGCCTTCAGGCCATGGTGGGCGAGGAAGACGCCGCCGGTTTCGCGGCGCTGGCCACGCGCATTATCACCGACGCCATGATTCACGACGTGGGCATCGGCCCGCGCATCAACCATGACTCGCTGGTGGTCGCCGTGACCGCCGGAGCGACTTCCGCGGCTATCGCCATTACCTATCAGGCCATCGGCAGCAGCCGTACCTCGACGCTCAATCTGGTGTGGGGCTACGGCTATCAGGAGGCCACCGAATGATCTTTAAGACCTTTACGCAACTGGTGGCGGACCTCATCGCAGCGATAGGCGCTGCGGCCCGCGTCACGAACTTCAACGTCGGTTCCGTCGCCCGCACGCTGGTTGACGCCATCGCCGGCGTTGTGGCCGAACTGTACTCCTACGCCTCATCCGCGCTGTTGCAGGCATTCTGGGATACCGCTACTGGCTGGTGGCTTGCGCGCATCGCTGAAACCCGTGGATTGACCCGCACCGAGGCAATCGCGGCGGCAGGCAACGTGACCTTCAGCCGCGCCGTTGCGCGGGCGACAAACGTGGTCATACCTGCGGGAACCATCGTCGGTACGCTGCCCGACAGCAGCGGGACGGCGTATCGCTACGCCACCACCGCGGAGGCGGTATTGCTCAGCGGAACCACCTCGATCACTGCGCCGGTTGCGGCCATCGTCGCCGGTTCCGCCGGCAACGTCGGTAGTTCAAGCATCACCGTGCTGCACACCTACGTCGCCGGCATCGATGCCGTGACCAATACCGCCGACTGGCTGACGACCGCCGGAGCCGACGAAGAAAGCGATACCGCGCTGCGGGCGCGCTACCTGGCGGCCTGGAGCGAGCTTTCACGCGTCGGCCTGCCGGAGTACTGGCGCAGCCTGGCCCTTGGCGTTACCGGCGTCGCCGCCGCGGTGGTGGACGACAACCAGCCGCGCGGCGAAGGCACCGTTGACGTGTATATCACGACTGCCGAGGGCCTTCCCTCGCCCGCGCTGCTGGCGCTGGTGCAGGCCGTGTTCGACCAGGAACCGCCGGTCATCGGCGATGTGCTGGCGCGTGCGCCGGAGGCGCTTACGGTGCCGGTGACGCTGGTCGTCACTCCGCTGCGCGGCTATGCGACCGCCGCCATCGACACCGATATTCGTACCCGGCTGAGCATTTACTTCGGCGACGTGACGGACACAGTGGGCATCGGCTTTACGCCGCTGGCTC